GACAGTATGGAACTCATCTAAACTAGATTGAGTATCACTTAATTTTTTAGTTGATTTAGCTTGACTATCCAAGGCTTTTTTATTAGCTCTTGCAACAAGATTTATTCCTGTAAGAGCTTCAACAAAAGCATTTACATAGCTTACAGCTTTTGAAAATAAACTAATAACAAACTCTAATATTGGTGCTAATAGACTTCCTAGAACATTCCAACAATTTTGAATAGAATTGCTTAATTGTGTATCATAACTTAAATATGATTGCATAGCTTTACTAACCATACTAACCGCTGTTCTAACGCTTAGTAATCCCATAGCAAATCTTTTTATGGATTTTATTCCATTATTAAAGGTAGATGTAAATGTTTTACCTAGATTCTTGCTTCCTGATAAAGCATTCTTAAACTTACCACCTAGCCCCGCTAGATGTGTCCCAGCTGACTTGATCTTAGCTTTTATCTTATCAAAAGCACTAGAAATTTCTTTACCTGTGTTTTGACCTTGACTTTGCAACTTTCTAAGTCTATTTTCAAGTCTTTCAATATCAGCTTCAATCTTCATTGTATCTCCAACTTCAAAACCCATATCAGCTTTAGCTAATAAATCTTTTAAATCCTCAATTTTAGTCCTTAAATAATCTTGTTGCTTAGCTGTTTCTTGAATAGAACCACTATAACTCTTCATTTGAGCTTTCATTTGTGATACGCTAGAAGCACTTTTACTAGCCATATCTTTTGCTTGAGTAGTTAGATTTTTCATAGGCTCAACACTCTTAGCTACAGCTGATTTAACTTCATCAGTTATTTTTTTAATACCGCTCATAGCGTCAGTAATATTAGCCCTTATAATTATTTCTAATTCTTCTATTGTAATAAGTCATCACCACCATTCCTTTGTGTGATTCCTTATTATTCTTTTCCTTTCGTTTCTTGCCTCAACTCTTCCGTCAATTCTAACATTAAATTGACTAATTCCTCTCCCTCACTTGCTTTTCTTTCAAATACACTTTGTCTTGCTAATTCCTCTTTAAATAAATCCGGATAAATTTCTTTAATAAGGTTTATATTTTTAGGATTTTTAGCTGTCATACCTGAGCCTATCATTTTATTACCCAAATTTTCAGCTAACAAGATTCGTGATTTAATTTCCTGCTCATATTGGAGAGAACGAGATTCTACATACAAAGCTACTTCTCTATAAATAGAATCCCAAAACTCGTGAGGTTTCATTCCAAATCTATAAGCTAAAGGTTCTAAATCATATATTAGATCTATATAATCTAGCCTTTGTATCCTTTGAACTCTTCCGCTACTACTTCTCCCATTACTTTTTCCGCTGTATTGGTAATTACTTGATTGATGTCGAAGCTGGCTAGCGGATTGTCCATTTGAGCCTTTATTTCTTCCTCCGTCATCTTTTTGCCGAAAAAACTTTTATCATTTATCTCCTCAGCTAGTAATTTATATATAGCTTCATAATCAGTTTCATTCTCATTAACATAAGCTTCCATCATATCATAAACTTTGTTAGAATCGTTATTTAATTCTTTCTTTGTTTCGTCATCAGCAAAGCTTAAAAGAGCGTCAGCTAAGAACTCAAAATCTACATCGTTTAAAGCCTTAAAAAAAGCGTCCCTTAAATTTTTAACCTTTAATTTTTTATTCATAGAAACTATTTTTTTCATAGTTGCTGTAAATGAATATTCTTTATCTTTTACTTTTAAAATCATAATAAAACCTCTTTCCTTTATTTTTATTTTTTATTAGTAGCTTTTTCTACCTTTTTAGTTTCCTTACTACTTGTTTTTTCTTTTATTTCTTCAAATCTAGGATTAGAACGGAAGTGTTTAAGATGTTCCGCATTGGTAATATCCCAAACACGACCAGTTTCCTTATTTTTAAATTTAGCCATTATTTATCACCTATTAGCTACCTGATTGAGTTGGAGCTACTGGTAATCCGTGACTTTCTTTTACACTAGAATTTCTATATAAAGTTAAAGTATCTTTAATAATATCTCCAGCTGTAATAGTATCACCAGTTAAATCCATTTGAGCTGAGAAAGATTTAACTAAAGGACTTTCTCCACTAGCACAAGTAGATTCAGGATAACGAATGAAGAAATAATAACTTTTATTGCTATCAGCTTTAGTCTTTAATTCATCGTGTTGTTCACTCTTATAAAGAACTGGGATAGCTGGAGTAGTTGCTTTTTTACTACCTTTACTTTGTTCTTCTCCGTCCATATCAGTAGTTTGATATGTCACAGCTTCTGCTGGATCTTCTATTGCTGGAATTTCCTCAGTATACATAATTAAAGTTAAATCGGATTCACTTGGATATTCCTTTTCACTTATATAAATTTTAGTTAAAGTACCTGTTTTAGGTGTCATATATATTCCTCCTTTACCTATTTTACTTTTTCTAAACTATTTGTGAGAGCATTATAAAACACCTCGTAATTTCCTCCATAACGATGACATTTAGTGTTCTCGTCATAAAGGTTTATAGGTGTTCCTGTTCTCGTAAAATTATATCCTCTTAATTTACTATCTATTTCATCAGCAAGTTCAATACTGGTGGCTTTCTTTTTAGTCCAAGCCTCACAAGTAATTGAAAATCTTGATAATATTGGTAGTTCCTCTCCGTTTACTTCGTCTAATCTCATTGGAGCTTGTACTACTATACAAGGAAATTTACTATCTCCATTAGGATTTTCTCCTACTACTTGTTTCATAATAGTTTCTAATATAGTTATTACCATATCGTAAAACTCACTTACTTTAAATTCTTTCACTTTAATACCTCCATCAACATTTTTCCTATTCTCTCATTTACTAAATCAGCATTTTCCTGACGAGAGGAAAATGAAGCCGGACGCATAAATGGATATGATTTAGTAGCAAACATTAAATAGAATTGTTTCCCATCTATTACTATTATTCTTTCAGGACTAAATTGTCTATCTACCTTTTCTACAGGCAAGAACCAATATCTATATCCACTTTGAATAAAGGTCTTAGTTTGTCCTATGTGTGGTAATTCAGCTTTAGTTCCTGTACCATATTCCAAAAATGGTGCGTGAGAAAATAAATCTTTGTTAGTATAAACTCTACCAACAACTTTACCTTTGTCAAAATCCAATATTTCAATAGGAATAAGTTTCTCATCTTTATTTCCACGCTTATTTTTCAAAGCTTTTTCTTGAGTATTTTTTAAAGAATCTTCAACACCTAATTTAGCTGTTTCAGGAAGCTTTTTAATTATAGTTTCCATCTTCTTTTCAAAACTTTTAAGATTATCTTTATTCCAACTTATATCAATCATAACTATTCTCCGTTATTAGTAATTAAAGTATAAAGTGTTGTTTTACCTATTTGTGGCTTATTTTCAACTAAATAATAAGGTTTTTTATCATTTTTAACCTTTTTATCATCATCTACTTCTAAAGGACTAAAAGATATTCCATCACCTTTATCTATATCGACTTTTCTATCAATACGAAGTTTAACAATTTCATAGTCTATTTCACCAGCACTATTGCGGTTTAATTCGTCTATGTCTTGCTGTGGATTTAACATTTCTTCACCTTTATAATACCAATCAGTAGTATAATCACCCTTTATCAGTTTTTTTTCAGGTTTGTAAATGTATATTTTGGATAAGTTCTTTATCCTCATTTCATCACCCTAATAGATCTAACTTTTTGAGCTAGTTTTTCTTCTATATCTTCATAAGATGTAGATAAACTTCCCTCAGTAGAACTAGAACTACCCTCATCTCCTCGTAAAAGATATGCTGATTTAACAGCCTTATAAACATACGGATATAATTTTTCATCGTCTTTTGAACGATTAGAATTGTTGGAGGCAATAGAAATATAATCATCAATAAAATCCGACAATATACTATCGTCCCCAGTTTTAAAGTTCACGCTAAGGTCATCTTTTAACCTTTTTAGCATTTTACTTTTAGCTTCTTCTTTCATTCTATTACCCTCCAATTCTAATTATTTTATTCCTCAGGAATTAAAGCTAATAAATCATCTTTTTTCATATCTTCACTAGCTTCAATATCAAGAGTTTTAAGATAAGCTACTAATTCTTTTTTAGTATAATCCTTAATAGCTTTTTCTTTAGGAGCTTCTACTTCTTTTAATTCTTTGTAAGCGTCACTTCTTGCAAATTGCTTAGCAACTTCCTTACTATTAACTAATAAAACAGCTCCTGATTCTTTACATAAAAACTTTCTCATAATTTAATTCCTTTCTTCTCTTTATTTTTTTATTTAACTACGCTCTAGTGTAATATGTTTCTTCACTATCGAATGTAGCACTTGATGGAACAGCTGTATATTCACCTTTATTATAAGTGTAATAAGTTGTACCACTAGCAAATTGTGTAATTTTAGCTTCTGTATAAGTATAATCACAATCGTATAAGATAATTTCAGGTACTAAAGCTTCTCCACCTGAGTATGCGAATAATTCAAGTGCTATAGCGTCATCGAATGGTACTTTTTCAGCCCCATACTCACTTGTATAGTTTGGCAATGCTATAGCTTCTTTTAACATAACCATAGCTGGAACATCACTTGGCATACGATTAGATTCATAAGTGATAACTGATTGATACATACCAATAGCTCCATTTGATGGAGTTGTTCCGTTAGGTAGGCTATCTAAATAATCTTTTAATTCACCTTTATATTTAGTATTTACTACTAAAGCTATTAACTCTTCATCTACACCATCAACAAAATCATTTTTAGTCACTTTAGCTGTACTAATTAATCTATCAACGATTTTCTTAGTTGTATCTCCACTAACTCTTTCAACTTGGATACCAGCGTCACGACCAATTCTAAAGAACTTTCTATCATAGTAAGTCTTGATGACATCTTGAGCGTTTTTACTTCTCTTTTTAGCCATACCATCAACACCATATAATTTAAGGTCTTTTTCTTGTAATTCTTCAATGATTTCTTTATCATCATCAATATTTACAGTGACTGGTTTAGCTTTTACTTTATTACCCTTTCCGTTTGCTCTTGCTGTTCCTTTTTCTTGGATTACTGCATTTGCAAATCTCTTATACTCTACACTTCCTGTAGTAGGATCTCCACTACCATTTTTAGCTTTTAAAGCTTCACTGACACAACCTGATTGGATATTTTCAATAACTCCGTCAAGTGTTTCAGCTAGACTATCCATAACATCATCGTTTAAATAGTCTTGAATATTTAATGAATTTTGTTTTGCCATATTAAATCACTCTCCTCTTCCTTTTTTGGCAATAACTAAACGCTAAATCTTGATACTCTTTCACTATTTGAAGAAATATTAGCGTTTACTGTCTTAGGAGTAGTTTCTTTTAATCTCTTATTCACTTCATTTTCAACAGCACTATCAAATACTTTCTTTATGTTTTTAATAGTAGGCTCTACTTGTTCAGCCTTAATGCTTCTAAAGTCTATAAGATTCAATAAAGAAACATCTACCTGAGTTTCAGGAATATTAGCCATCTTAATTGCTTCTTCTTTTAATTCATAAGCACTTAATTTTAATTCAGCTTCTTCCTGTTTTTTTCGAGCTTGTTCTAGCTCATAATTTCTACGCTCATCATCTTTCATCTTTGCTAATTTTTCGGCTTCACTTTGTTTAGCTTCTTGTTCAGCTTCCCATTTAGCCTTAGCTGTTTCTAAAGATTTTTGAACTTTCCTATCAAATTCACTTTGATAATTAGATTCTTTCAACATTTCGTCAAAAGTTTTAGGTACATTAGCACCTGCATTTTGGTTTTGTTGAACATTGTTATCAACAACACCATTTGAATTATTTGTGTCCATTCTTATTCCTCCTTTGTCCCAAGCCATTTACTTTTTTAAGTCCCCAGCTCATTACATTTACACAAAACTCCATTGTTGAGCCACAATAGAAAGGCATTAAAAAAAGGAATGTAGCTATCATTCCTCTTAATAATCATTATTTAGTGCTATTTTATAAGCACTATATCAACAATAAAGTATTTCTTTACTATTGATATACTACCTATAAAAGTAGTATAGAAAAACAGCACCTTATTTAGTGCTGTCATCTAGTATATCTATTAACCTTTCGGCTTCTTCCTGTTTCAAATTGATTGCTATTTGAACTATTAAATTATCCCATTCACTATCATTCAATTCTTTATCAGGAATATCAATATTTTTTGATTCTAATAATTCTATATCTTTTATAGATAAAATCTTTCTAGGATTATTCATTTTTCTTACCTCTTCCCTTATATGCTGTCTTGACACTTAATTCTTCTATATCAATAGCAACCATTTTTTTATCTTTGAAGAAAACCTCACTATTATTTATAGGACTATACCAGTGATTAGTTGGATCTTCTAATATATTTTTTATATCTTCCTTAGTGATATTTCTATCTATCATTCTATCAATGGTATGTAGTTTTATTTCACCAATAGTTCCAAAGTCTTTGGCTTGAACATTTCTTAAATACTCTCTTGTATCATTTACTTTTTCATAATAACTATTAAATGATAAAGTTTTCTTTTTTTCACCTATTTCTAGGTCTTTTTTATAATGTTTTCCTATTTCCTCTTTGAGTTTTATTTCTTCATAATAATTGCTATTATTATACCTTAATTTAGCGTATTCTTCAAGGCTTTCAGGTACTTCACTAGGTATTATCCTTTTTAACTGATTATACTCGGCTATAAGCTCATTATACTTCATTTCAGTAAGATAAGTAATTGTACTTCTACAATAATGAAAATGATTATTAATTGGTGGCAAATTAGCCCCAACTTCTAGTCCTTTAATTGTATAAAGAACATCTCTTTTATCATCATCACTATATCTATAAAATCTATTCCAATCATTAACATAGAATAACATACCATTCATACCATCACACATCTTAGTTGTTCTATCATCAATTTCAGCAATAAATCTAGCTCTTAATTTCTTTTGTCCTACATCTTCACCAGCTTTTAATAATGATTTATTGGCTATTTCTACAACTTGACTATCTAAAGCACCGCTTATTTTATCATCATTTATAGAAATATATCTATTTTGTTGCTTTTTTAAGATGTTTTTAAACACATCATCTTCTATATTAGGCTTTTTATTTTGCTGTAATTGGATAATAGTTTGTCTTTCTATTTCTTGAGCGTTAGTTAGTGCTAAAGCTTCAATATATGTTATCCAGCTACTACCTTTTACATTAGGTAAACATAACATAGACCATATATATTCCCAAGTTAAACTCCATTTTTTCTTTTTAGTAGGTTTTATTTCATCAATACCTTGTTTATATAAATCTTGTCCTATTTCAGTAAATAAGACTTCCTCATATTCGTCTAACTGACTTCTTTCTTTTACAAAAGCACCCCACAATAATATACTTAACATTTCTTGATTAGTAATATATCTCTTATTTAGAATTTCTATAACTTTATATTCAAAATATCCTTTTAATAATTCAAGTTGTTTCCATTCATCAACAACCCTAGATAATTTTTTCCTTTGGTTATTAGAAATAGGCTTATTTAGATCCATATAATTAAAATCAATACCATTAAATATATCTTGTATATTATCTTGAGTTTTTAAGTTAGTTTTTTTATAAATTCTAAGATAATCTTTTAATTTTAAATCAGTGTAATTCCATCGGTTATTTAGGATAGTTTTATTATCCATTATATATCACCTACTTTTCTTGGCTACTTTGCACACTTGCGTCTTGATTAGTATTAGACGCATTTTTTGTTTCTTTTGCGTCTTGATTATTGTTTTCTTCTGCTTGAGCGTCAGCTCCATCTTTACCGAAAGATTCAATCTTTTTCATATTTGCTTCAAGATTTTCTTCACTTTGTGTTTTCATTTTTTCTATTTCACTTGAAGCGTCTAACTCATCAGGTAATAAGTTGATGACAGTTTCATCACATACTAATCCTCTTAATGATAAAGCTCTATCAGTTTCGGCTTTCTTATCAGTAGGCATATTTCTTTGAAGCTTTATTTTTAAGTTTCTAAAGTCATATTTTGTACCTTTTTTTAGATTAATTCTAGTAGTAAAGGCTTCCCACATAGCTAGTAATTCTTTTCTAACTGATTTATCTAAGTATGTGATAGATTGTTCTAGTGGAAAGAATTTCTTTTCTAGTGCTGAACTATTATCGGCATTAGTAAAGCCTAAATCATTAACATTAGGACAACAACTAACCATAAATATTAAATCTATAAGTGTTTTCTTATAGTTTTCTAAAGCACCATCATTGATATTTTTTTCTACCCATTCAATACTTCCACCCTCACCGGCATAGAATACAGGAGCTTGTAATACTACTTCATCTTCCTTTTTTCTCTTTTCATTAGGTATCCATATAATATTACCCTCTTCATCGTGTTCTATTTCTCCGTTATCATCTCTTTTTTCGATTAAAGTATCTTCTCTAGGTTCATAACCAGTCACCATTAGTTTAGCGTCATCATTGTATTGAAAAGTATTACCTGAGTTCTTCATAACTCTTTCATATTTAGCAATACTAGGTTTTGCTAACTCAAAACAAGCTAATCCATCAGGATTTTCTATTGCTATACAAGGAACACAACCCCAGTTGATCGTTTCTCTTGCTTCTTCATCTTCTCTAAAGTCATCACCTTTTAATTTACTATTTTTAAAATAGTATTTACAATCTTCGGTAGTGACTACAACCATATCAAACTTTTCACCTTTTTCATCAGTTTCTTCCCAAGTTCTTAATAAACCTATCTTTTTAACTGGTGTAGAATAATCATAAATAGCTATTGTTTGTCTTGCGTCAACATTTGCATATACTATTTCATTATCTTCATTTTCATACCAAATACCATAACCAGCCGACAAATCATTATAACTTTGTATTAAATTATAATAAAAAAAGGAATCATCATTGTAATTCCTTATATAATCAATAAATGTTTGATATTCTTTTCTATCATTGTCTTTGGCATTGAATAATTTATTAAATAATTTAGTTAGAATAGCTTGTTTTTCTTTTGTTGGCATTTCTTCTACTTGATATATAGGAGCTTTACCTCCTGCATATCCATTTATCATATTTGATATAGCAAATTCAAACGCCACTTTAGTTTCTTTATCGTTTTCAGCTACCAAACCTGATGGACTATTTTTTCTTACTTTCATTCTATATAACTTTTTTCTTTTATTCCATTCAGGCTTAGCTGATTCTAATATTGTAGCTATATTTTCAGCTTTAGTTATATATTCTTTATTATATTGTAGCATATCTTATACCTCCTTTTATGCTGGTTTAGTGCTACCAAAAGACGTTCCTCTTTCTCCAACCGTCTTATCGTAAATACCAGCTAATACATCAGCTCCATCATCGTGAGCATTTTTACCTTTCTTTTGATACCTAGTAATGTGTTTATAAAACGCTTCCCATCTTTTATTCCAATTAAATGGAAAATGTATATGTTCCATAACCCAATAACTAGATGATAATATTCTTGATTGCTTATTAGCTGTTTGAGTAAATGGTTTAATAACACATTTATTTGATTTATATTTTTCTTTTAATATTCTCTTAACATTTCTAGCAAAACCTCGTCCACCATTGTTGGATTCAATGTATGCTAGATTAACATTGTTTCTATAGAGAATATCAGCACATTCCTCCTCGGTTATTTCCATACCCTCATCAGTAAATAAAACATCTAAAATATATGGTTCTTTATTAAGTAATCCATATACAGCACAACATAAGAAGTCATCTCCAGTATCAGCTGTATCAACATAAGCGTATATTGTTCCAAATCCGGGACTAACATCGTATGTCTTTAAGTTCTTGTATAGACGACCTTTTTCATCAATACATTTTTGATTATAGTTGGCTTCTACTATTTCTTCACTCATCTCTTGAGTTTTGAAATCAAAGTCAGCTCTATTTAATACTTCTTCACATAACATAGATCCATCATCTTGAATAGCTCTATAATTAATGTGAATACAATCATCTTTATATTTATCTAATACAAATCCAGCTAAGTCATTTGTAGCCCATCTAGTCATAACTATTATTATCTTAAAGCCTGTTTCAGTTCTTGATAACATAGTATCAGTAAACCAGCGTTGGTGCTTTTCTAATAGTTCTTCGTTATAAGCTTCTTGTACTTCTCTTATTAAGTCATCTATTATCATTAACTTACAACCAAAACCAGTAGCTGTACCCTTTGGAGATGTTGCTAAATAGTTAGCTTCTTCACTTCCCTCTAAAGCCCATTTTTTCATCGAAGCTTCACCATACTTAACTTTTACATTAGGAAATATTTTATTAAATATTCCGTCCTCTTCTTGTATAGCGTCCCTTACAGCTTTAGCAAAAGTTCCGGATAGTATTTCATTATAACTACCGGTCATTATCTTATAGTGTATATCTCTACCTAAACACCATTGAACAAATAATGTAAGAGTTCTACTTTTTCCGTGTCTAGGTGGCATATTAACCACTAATACCTTTTTAGGAGATAATAAAAAGTCTTGCAATTCATTACAAAACTCTTTTAAATACTTTCTACCCTCCATATAAAAGTCAGGAGCTTTTATTTTACAATATTCCCAAAAGCTACGCCTAGCTAATTCGTATCTTGCTTGTTCTCTTACATATTCAGGTATTACCACTTTTAATCACCAACCAATTTTCGTAATTCTTCCTCACTTAAATTGGCGTATGGATTAACTATATTATTATTTATTGTAGGAGCTTCATCTTTGAACATTCCTAAATACTTACCTAATAATTCAAGAGCTTTCATTTTGTCGTATGTTTCAACAGCAAAACCGGACTGAGTTTTCTTATATCCTGATATTATCTTTTTTGTTTTATCATCTAATTCATCAGTTTCAGCAAAAATAACATTATCTTCATAATATTCTACCTCAGTACCATCTTCTTTTCGTTCTAATATCTTATTTCTAACATTTTTGCTTATCTTAGTTCTATCAGTAAAAGCTATTGTAAATAATTCATTAACTATATCTTCTATCTTAACTATAGCTTTTTCTTCTACTTTGTCTTGTAGTTCACTAATATAGTTTTTTATGTTAGCATTTGTTAGCAATCTACTAGCATTAGTTCTAGCTGTTTCTTCTTTCTTACAGGTCTTATATACATTTAGATAAGCCTGTGTTCCATTCATACCTAATTTTAAATATTCTTGGCAAAATAACTTTTGATTATTACTTAACGAGGTCATTACCCATCACCTCCAATTATTCCACCTTTAGCTAAATTATTTAGATTTATGTTTATAGGTATTTTATTTATTGATTTACCTATTTCATTTATTATCTCAGTAGTATCTTTAATACTAGCTTTAGCTACTTTTACTTTAGGAGAATTAATAAGATCATTTATTGGATCGTTAGATTGTCTATCAAATATATTTACATCTACACCTATAGAATCAATACATTGTAATTCTATAAATACTTTTAACATTTTTTCAAATTGTATAGCTATCCAATCAACGACTTCTTCATTTTTAGCCCAATCACTATTAGTATTATTAAATAATCCGCTCTCATATAAGAAAGCGTGAACTAATTCGTGTCTTAGTGTTTTTTTATACAATACATCTAATTTAATAAAAGTATCCTCAGTAGTTTTATATTTCAATATATATATTTGCTTAGTAGTAATATCAGTATATCCGCTATTTTCTTTTAATAATGGATATTTTTCTAAATTATCGTTTGTTTCTTCTACGCTTATTATTTCGTAGTTTGTTCCTAACACTTTTACTTCCATATCTAACACCTCTTTTCTCTAGTGCTAATTCTTCCTCACACTTTTTATTTCTAGGACATAGTTTACAGGATTCACTATATCTCATACACAACCCTAAATAATTCTTTTCTTTCATAGAATTACCTCTTATTCTTCTTTTCTAATCTTTTTTCAAGCCATTCTATGAACTCATCTATATTATTGAGGATAAGAACCACCGCTAAAAATAACATTTCTAACACTACCAATACTATTGCAACTATTGTATTTAACATATCTTATCACCCACTTTTTAAACATAATAAAAGGAACTATTTCTAGTTCCGCTCTTTTTTGTTGATAACATCAACGAATAAAAAGAATAAAAAGGACGGGTGAATAAAGAATCGAACTTTATATCTCAAATCAATTACTCTCAATGTATTTTTCCATTAAAATATCACCCATATTTAATCAAATAAAAATAATTATGATTAGTGATTCATTCATCTATCATAATTATTTCATTTTACTATATTATATCATTATATTTTCATTAGTCCATACACGCCATTTTCACGCTTTTTTCATTTTTTTATAATTCTTCTATGAAAGTATCAGGGAAAACATAAACTTTTAAGTCGTTCATCAATCTTTTTTTATGCTTACTAACTGTACCAACAGCCCACTCACATTCCTCAGCTATTTCCTCTATTGTTTTTTCTTCAAAATAATACATTGGAATAATATCATAATACTTATCATTTTCTATCTTTTTTAAAGCACTTTTAACAAGTCTTATTTGTGATTTAGCTTTAACTGATATTTGTTTTAATTCACTTATTCTCGTTTCAAGTGTTTCATCACCATAAACATAAGTGTTATTTCTTTCGTTAAGTATAAGTGAATTAGATTTAGCCTTTGGTATTGTTATACCTTTTGCTTCTTCTTCTAGTTTCTTTACTTCTTCATCTATTAATTTAATAGCCTCAGGTAATACATTTAAACTATATAATATTTTTTCGGTACTTTTATAAGATGATTTAGGATTCTTTAATAACTTTTTATTCTTTAATTCTTCCAATACTTTTTTTACTATTTCATTCTTAGTTTCTTCTTCCATTATTCACCCCTCCTTTTTCTTTTATGTTCTTGTTTTACAGCATTAACCATATCATCTAGCATTTCTTCGTTTAAAATACCATAATTTAATAAATTTTCTAAACAACTACTTATTAAAGTACATATTGTTATTGTATTTCCAAAAAACATTTGCTTACTTGCGTCCATATCAGGTTGTCTATAAGCTAATATAACTCCATCATACGATTTATTATATTTTGATTTATTTAATCCTGTTTCATTTTGAACTTTTAGATTAAATTTCTTTAAGTTCTCATCTTCAAATAATAATTGATTTTCTTTAGGTTTAGTTATTTTCATTTACACTCCCTCCTTTTTTACCAATAGTACCTACTACTACTCTTTCTTGACTTTTTGTATTTTCACAATAAATATATCCATTTTCTATATAAAATTTTAATATTCCATCTTTTACTTTCACAAGTATGTTTACTACATCTTCAACAGCTTTCAAAACTTCCTCCTCTTTATATTTTTTCATTTGCTCTAAAATAATATTTTTTACTCTTACATTTTTTATTTTATTTTTATTAACTAATTGTAAATCGTTCTCTAAAGTTTCATTTTGTTGTTTTAATCTTTTTATTGTATATAGTGAGTCATAATATAATTGTTCATAATCTTCCATCTTTTTTTACCTTATGAGTTTTATCTATTACTTTAGCAATTAATGAACCTGTTTTTGTCAATTCAGCTTCATCATATCTTAGTTTATTTTTATTCATAATTAATTCTTCGGAGTTAGTCACTAAAATCAAATTGTTTGGATCTACATTCAATTTATTTCCATCAGCAAAAATAACTTTATGTCCTTTTGGAATTTTTCCATAATATTGCTCATATATAACCCTGTGTTTTAACTTAAATATATTAGGTTCTTTAACTTTAATTTCTATATAACCATCAACATTAATTCTTTCATAACCTACTTTTTTATGGTTTGATGGTATATTACCTTTTTTAAATGAAGTTTTATTTGCTTTCATTAATCCTTTTGTCCCTTTATTAACTGGAACATTTCCTTTTTCAAATCTTCCAGTTAAACCACTATTTAATTTATGATTACCTCTAAAAGTTTTTATATTTTGTGGAGTTAGATTCATTTTAAATTTTTTATTAAACATTTCAGCCAATTCTTTAGCTGTTTTCATATAATTGTTGTTTGTTAAAAATTCTTTTTGCTCTTTAGTATATTTATTCATCGTTTTTTTCTTTCAACTTTAAAACTTCATTTTCATTAGTTATTCCTAGTTCATCAGCATATTTTTTTACATCTAATACTAATTTTGCATTATTAACTATTGCGGTACTAATACCAGTAATAGCTTTTGCTCTTTTCAGTTCTTTTTCCAAAGCTCCGTCTTTTTCTAATTCTTCATCATCATTAAGTCTTTCTAATTGTTCAAATAAGTAGTTATTTAGGCTATTTAAGTTATTATTCACACTTATTCACCTCCACGTTTGATTCTTTATCAAGGCTATTATTTATTTCGACTTTAGCTTCATCAGTTATAATATTTATATTATAATCTTTCACCCATATACTATCAACTTTAGTTCTTGAATCTATCCAAAGATCTAATTCTTCTAACTCATTATCAGTATAAGTGTTTAATATATCTTTTAATTTCTTTAACACCTTACTACCTCCTCCAACGAAAATTTTATATTGTTTGCTTTATATAACATATTTTTGTTTAATTCTTTACAATATTTTTTAGCTTTATCTTCTTCATACCAACCAGCTTCGGCTATATCAATAGTAGGTATCATTCCTACCAAAAACGGACTTGTTTCAAATAGAATAGCTTTTACATACATAAAATCATCGATTTTTATTCTATATATTTTCATTAGAATCAACTTTTAATAAAATGGTATAAGTTGGAATCAACTTATTATTTTTTCTTATATGCAAACAACCACAAGCCATATCTTTATAAAGTTTTATATCTTTATCCAAAAGTAAAAATATAGCTGTATTACCATCACTATTTTTATCAAACTCAGTTATTTTTATTTTTTCTTCTATTTGATAAATTCCACTGTCATACATTGTTCCTTTACAATAAGGGCAAGTTGCTGTAAATGGTGTAGGTCCTTGTTCCTTTTCTAATCTTTCGTCAGAATAACAAATTAAGTTATGCTGACAAGTATTACAATGATAAATATATCTTGTTGTACTATTAAATGTAAATTTAGATTCCATACTACCCCTCCCTTACATTTAGGATATTTTGGCAACCACAATGAGGACAATCGAAACATTCAAATTTCTTAGTACCTGTAGCTATACCATTGATTCCTTTATTTTCTTGAACAATATATTTATTCTCTTTTATTAAATCAAATTGTTTTCCACAAACTTTACATACATTTATTTTTTCTAGTGCTTTTATATCAATAACTTCATCCTTTTTATTAAATAAAAATCTAAACATAATTATTCCCCTCTATCAAAATGTTCTTGTAATTTACCATTTTTCATTCTTACATACTTTGTAATCATATTCTTATAATTAATTACAAACCCCTCAACATTTCTATTTACTTTACTTAAATATTTTTCATAAATACTATCTAAGTGTTCTTTAGTAGGAATAACATTTAATTCAATTACCTCAGGTACAATACCTATAAAAGTTGGTATTTTTTGACTTATAAATGGATAAATAAACAAACTATGTTCATAATTCAAATTATATAAATTAAATTCATCATCTATATTTGCTTTAGCAAACATATACCATTTTTTATCAAATTCATCTATCGTGTATTTAAGACAACCCATACCTAACCATTCACCACAAATAGCACTATTATTATGTAATTCATCAATTAAAACATCTTTATTATCAATTAGCCATTGATACAAGCCCTTATATAAAATATCTTTAACATCTTCTAATTCAGTTATTTTAAAAATGTTTTTTCTTTGAGCTATATATAATTCATCATCTTTTTTAAAAAATACTAAATTACTTCCATCTAATTTTTCAGTAATATATACTTTATCACCTGCACAGCTAACTCTTTTTGTTTTAGGATATATTTCTTTTTTTATCATTATTTATCACCAAACCTTTTCTCTATAACTTTTTTTAAATAATTAAATGCGTTATCCTCTTCTTTTTTTATTTCTTCTTTATAATAACAATCATAAGCATTTTTTATCCAATTTAACGCTCTCATAGATAGTTCGTCATCTTTTAATAACTCAAATAACATACTTAATTGAGTTCCGTGAGTATTTTCTTCTAATTCACTATATTTATTTATAAAATAATAAGCGTCATACTCATTTAATAAATCGTCAATAGCATTTATATAATCATCTTTTTTATAATTCATCTTTTTCCTCCATATTCTCAATTCGTTGTATGAGTTTAACTAATTTAATACAAAACTTGTATAAATCAGCCTTGCTCATAGTTATCATTTGTTTTTGTTTATTTTTCTTGTCATTAAAAACATCTTCTAACATTTGTCTTGTTAATAAATCTATTGTTTCATCTAACATTATCTTGACCTTATATACACACTAATATCTTTATAAGTTGTATTTTCTAGTACGAATAATGCTCTTTCTAAATACTCTTTATCAAACCAACCAAAGTGTGTTTCTCTTAAATGTAATCCTAACTTATTTGCTAAATATCCGTAGCAATCAGTTCTTTTAAAATTGGTATTTTTCCATAATGGATCAAACTTCCTGTGACAAGCCATTTTTAATTCTCTCAACTCTTTATTAGCTAATCTTCCAAGTGGCTTTTTGTTCTTAATATCGTGCACACCCACATAAGCTTTACAATCATCACATAAATAACAGCCACCATTACCATAAACTCTTCCGTAAACTTCTTTGTTAGAAGTATATCTAACTTTATCACTTCCGCAATTATCACATTTTACAGGAATATTTCTAAAGTCAAATATACATTCATTCCAAACATCATTATTCATTTTTAAAAGCCTTTTCGTTTATATAATTTAATAATTCTATACCAAAGCTAATTAATTCATTAGATCTATAACTTTCTAAATAAAATGTTTCTATTGAGCGTCCCATTTTATTAGGCATATTATCATCACATTCAAATAGTGTGACTTCTAATAAATCATTACTATTTACTCCTAAGTAGAACTTGTCAGGAATACTTACAACTTCGTGTATTAGTTCTAAAGCTTCATCAGGTGTTAAATGTAAAGTTAAAGCTTTCATCTTTTTTATAAAGTCCTCATCTAATTTCTTAAACATTTTATCCATTTCTTTATCAGTTTTTGCAATATTTACCATATTAAAAATCATAAATGCAAGACATACTAAATTAATAATTAAAATCATTGTTCTCATATCTTATCCCTCCTCAATAATTTTTATTATCCATTCAATAGCTTTTTTATAATTATTCTCATCTACATTTCGTGTAGTTAAAGCTGTATAAATGGTATTCACTTTTTTCTTTTCATTTAGATAAAGATTATTTATTGTTTTTAAATCTTTATCCTTATTTTTTAATTTTTGAACTAGAATTTTATTACTATCTTCCGCTAATTGTAATCTTGTTCTTAATTTAATAATTTCTTCTTCACTCATTATTTTCACCAGCTATTCTTTTTAGCTGTCTTTCAACCTTAAACTTATATTCATTCATCAAATCATCTTCTTTAAAATTTAAACTATATTTTAATTGATCTAAACAAATTGAAACATCAGTTATTTCTTCATAAAAATCAGCTTTTAATTGAGGTGTTATATCACCCTCTAATTCGTCATATTTTCTAGCCCACTTACAAATTACTTTTATAAGTTCACTCATTTCTTCAATCCATATAGGCATTTGTTTTTTTACTCCATAGTGATTGACAATTTTTATATTTTTTTTAAGTGTATTTATTAATTCTTTTTCTTCGTTCATATTATCAACCTCAACTTTCAACTAAAGTATATTTTTTATATTTATTAGCCCAACCTAATTTATTTTTGCTACTAATCCATTCATCAGTAATATTGTAATTTTCTTTTCTTAAAAGATATATTGCGTGTTGTAAATCAGTTATTCTATATATTTCATAACATTCCATAGTAGATATACTTCCATATTTCTTTAAATGATTTAACACAATATCTTTTTGACTTATCTTTCCCATTTCTAATCCTCAAAATCTAATACATCTTTCCAATAGACAATATCTAATCCACATTCACTAGCCATATCTAATATTGTTTCTATTAAGTCGTGCATTTCTTTTTTATCCATTTTTGAACTTCCATAAAAACATTTATAATCATTAAAGACTTTATCCTTAACTTGTATTTTTCTAACTAGTTGTATTGCTCTAAAACTTTCTCTTAACATTGATTCAGCCTGTGGCTCAACTAATAGATGAGTATATTTAGCTCCAGCTCTTACCAAAGCCTCAAGGTAAATATCATAGTCCTCATTTGATCTATCACCATTACGAGCTTTATCTATCTCACCTATTAGAGCCCACATATATTTATTTTGCTGTTCAGTTCTTTTATCTTTAGCTTTAGATATTACTATTGAATATAATTCGTTCTTATCTAGGTCTTGAATTAAATGTTTATAGTTTTCTCGTATAGTAAGTGTAATTTCAGTTTCAAAGTTTTCATTTTTCCCACTACGAGAATAATTACCTACAAGCTTCATATATCACCTAGAAAGGTAAATCATCGTCACTAATTTCTACTGATTCTCCAAAATCGGCAAATGGATCATTTTCTTCTTTTTCTTCTTTTGCTGGTACATAATCAGGTTCAGGTATTCCAGCTCCCTCACTAGCTTTAGTATCTAAAAATTGTACTCTACTTGCTAAAATATAAGTTTCATATCCTTTAGTTCCATCTTCTTTATCCCAAGTTCTAGTTTTAATTCTTCCTGTAATTCCTACTAGGCTACCTTTATGACAATATTCGTTTACATTTTCAGCCTGTTTATCGTAAACATATATCTTTGGAAAATCGGCTGGTCTTTCATTTCCGTCTTTGTCTTTTCCATTATTTATAGCTATAAACATACTTACAGCTGGTAATCCGCTTGTTGTAGCTCTCAATTCTATATCTTTAGTTATTCTTCCAATAATACTTACATTATTCATTTTCTTCATCTCCTAACATTTCTTCTAAATCTTTCAAGTCTTTTGCTAAGGCTTCATTTAATCCTTTTAAAAATTCTCTTAATTCTTTTTTATCATTACTATTTTTTTTAGCTTTCTCCTCACTTAAATCTTTAGTTCCAAGAGCACTATTAAAAGTATCTTTTAATAATTTTTCACTTACACCACTCTTTTTTAGTTGATGAATTAAGATTCCTGTTATTTTTACAACTTCTAATATATTTCCCTCTACAGCCATTCCTGTATTACTAGCTATAATTTTAGTTCTTGCTCCATCTAATACCATTTTTATTTCTTTTTCAGTTATTTTATTTTTCATATTTCCTCCTACATAAAATCTCTATCACTTATTCCTACTTGTTCAGCAATAGGAATAGGTCTATAATTATCTTCTAAATCTTGTTTTATATTTTTTAATTCTTCTTCTAAATGTTTTTTATCATCATTTAATTCTTCAATTTGATTTTCTAAACTTTCTATATAATTTTCAATTTGCTTTATCCAGTGAAAGTAATTTTTTTGATTCACAGCATAATTTCTAAAACTACCTTTTAAACAATCAATATAATTACTAATTTCTTCACTCATTAGATTCACCCGCTATACTTGTCATTTTTAAATATCCGGACTTTCCTTTTTTTACCGATGTAGTTATATATTGTTTTGATATTTCATCATTTTCTTTCTTGAATTTTTCTAAATCAAATATTATTGAAGTTTCTTCATAAGAATATTTTTTGTATAATTCATCATTTTCTTTCTTGAATTTTTCTTCATCAAAATTTTCAATAATAGTATCTTTTCCATCAGCTACTCTGGTAAAATTATAAGTTGATGTTTTTAGCTGTTTTTTACCAATTCTATCTAAATCAACTTTAAGTTCTAATTTTAAATTATCTCGTTCTTTTACTTTTTCTTCATAAATTTTTAATTCTTTTTCTAATTCTTCTATTCTTTTAGCTTTTTCTATTAATTCTTTAGGTTCTAAATCAGTTTCAGTTATAAATGGATTTTCCTTTAATCTTCTTAAATCATTTCTAAAATCATCTACAGCTAAATCTATTTCATCTAATAAGGGTTTATAGTCTTTAATATCAATGTCATAAATAGTTAATCTTGATTCATCAAAATCTTTATTAAAGTTTTCAGGTCTTTCATAAACTGCTAACTTTCCTTTTTTTCTTTTTGTATATTTCATATAAAATAATAGTTGTACTAAATAGACTTTATATTCTTCTAAAGTGCTATATATTTGAGAAGTAGTTTTAATTTCTAGTATAGTTGTCTTATTGATTCCATCAGTATGACATCTAATATCTCCAATAATATCTTTTCCCTCAACAAATTTATCTTTTAAATCTTGATTTATAAAATCTCTTATTTTAGGTTCTAATATATTTCCATATTCAGTATAGATATTTCCCTCAAATGTATCTTCAACTAAACCTGCTTTTTCTTGTAATAATTCCCATCTCTTTTTAAATGAACTTATACCCATAATAATTGGAATATCACTACCACCTATATATTTATCTCTATCTACTTTTACATTTTGCATTAGTCCAACACCTCGTTTTCTAAAGTTTCTAATAAATTCTTAGCTTCAAGTTGTGTTGTCTTAGCACTTAATTTATGTTGTCTGGCGTATTCATTAACATTAATGTTTAATTCTTTTAATTTTTCTAATAGTGCTGACTTATAATCAAACTGAGGTACTTGTTCTCTAGGTGTAGTTTTAGTAGTTGTTTTCTTAGGTACTTCTTTTGACTTTTTATCTAGTAATGATTCACTCTCGTCAATTCTTTTTGTAAATTCATCAGCTTCACTATCACTATAAATTCCTGAGTAAGCTATTTTGCTATTTTTTAAAATTACTCTATCCATACATCTTTTTAAAGCCATAGCGTAGGGATAATCATTTTTACAATTATCTTTACTTACCTCTCCAACTTCATAGATTCCTTGTTTAGGACAATTATAAGTAAATACTAAAGAGCCATTATAACCCTCTTTATCAAGCGTCATACATTCAGGTTTAAATTTTAATTCTTCATCTAAAACATCATTTATTTTTAAGCAACCATCGTGGCTTATGATTAATCCGCTATACATAGCCTTAGTTTTATTAGCGTAAGTATTAACTAATATCCAAAAATCACTTGTTTCCAATATTCCTTTATATTTATCACTTTCCAATAATTCAATAGCTTTATTTCTAGCTTCTTTATACTTTGGTGTTATAAATTCTACTGGTAAAGTTTTTCCATTTATATTTTCGGTCTTTTTTTCACCGAAGTTATATGTTTTCTTCTCTTCAACTTTTTTTGTTTTGGCTGTTGCCATTTTTTAATCTCCTCCTTTAATTTTGCTATTTCATTTTTTTGACGAGTAATAACTCGATCTTTATATTCACTTTCAGTTTTCAAAACATCATAATTTAGATTTAAAGTGTTATAAGCTCTTCTTAACTTCCAATATCTACTTAATTTTTCTTCTTCCATTACTTTTAACCTATAAGTGGAGTTCCCTTTTTTTCAATTAAATTAGATTTTTTATAGCTAAGAACTTCTTTTATTATTTCTTTTGGATATTCTTTTTGTATCGAATACCAATCAACCATACTTTTTAAGTATCCAAGTCTATTTTCAGGGATTGACTTGTTGTTTTCTAATATTGATAGAAAAAACTCTTTTCGTTGTTTTCTACATTCTTCATATAATTCACTCAACACCGGAAAATATTTATTACTTTTTCCTATTTCTTGAATTGACATATAAAATGTTTCAACCTCAATATCCTTAAAAATTTCATACCAACTTGTTAATTCTTCATCACTTAAATCTTTTAAAAAGTAATTAGCTAACTTTTTCATTCCTTTCAAAAATTCTAATTTTGTCAAAATAATCCACTACCCTTTCTTTCAATTTCAATAGCTCTATCTATGTCACTCATAGAAATATCTTTTAGTGTTTTCTTCTTAGCTGTAATTTTTTGATTTAGGTAGCCCTCGAATTTATTACTAAACAATGTTTCAGGTCTTAAAAACTTTTCAAAATCAGTTCCTAACCATTCTTCACATTTTTTATCAATAACAATTTTAAAATCATCTAAAGTAAATCCATCTTTAATTCTAGCCTTTATAAGAGTTTGTGTTTTATCAGTAGAATACTTATAATGTGAATTACTTTTAATATTTAGATATTCAATAATTCCTTTTATTTCAGCTAAAGTTATTTTATTAACATTAACATCTACATTATCATTAACATTAACAATAACATTAACATCTTGATGTGTTTTACTTTCGTTCTCTTTTTGATTTTCATTTGATTTTGTTTTGATTTCTTTTTGATTTTCTTTTGTTTTTGTTTCATTTTCTTCTTGATTTTCGTTTGATTTTGTAATTGAACCACACTTACTTCTTTTTTTGCTTTTTTCTAAAGGTCTGCGTAAGTTATTAAATATCTTTGTTTGTTTGTCATTTAAAGTTGGTTCAACATCTTCAAACATAAACTTTGTTATTGCTAGTAATAACTCTTGTTGTTCTCTTTCGGTTAGTAAGGTAATCAGTTCGTAGTATTCTTTATATATAGTGAATCCGTTCATCTTTTACCTCCAATCCTTTTGCTTTTTTAACCATTAAATGCTATAATCTAATAGTAAAATGTTTTGTTTTACATTTGATTTATGAGTTCTCAACCAATTCATAAATCTTTTTTTATTTATTAATTTCTTCAACAAAATAATCAACAATCTCTCCTCCTACAGCAAAGGCTATTAAAAATGTTAAAAATCCAAACCAAGTCCACCCAATATATTTTCCTGTAATCCAAGAATAGATTGTTAGCATAAATAAATCGTGAGCTACTATATATGCACATAATAGTAAAACTCCTAGTAATGCTATATTTTTCCATTTAATTTTTATCTTTTTATTTGTCCTTTTCATTCTTTAACCTCATTTCTATTTTTGTTTAAAATTACTTCTTTGATTTTCAATTCTTTTTTTACTAAATGTGTAGGTATCAAAATATCTCTTTTGCTTTCAGGAATATAATAATTTTGTTCCTTAGCAATCTCCAAAAGATGATTCATAACTCTTTCAGCTTGACGCCTACCTTGTCCTAGAAGAATTGATAACTCAGTTATGTTTAAGTAAGGCTTTTCCATATTTTCACCTCTTCTTTGCTAGTCTTAGTTATTTTTTCTTATTGTTATTTATATCACTACCATATTTAGCTAATATATAGATAAGAGCTATTAAAGTGACACAAATAATTAAAGTTATTTGTACGCCTGTACTCATATTTACACCTCCTCGTCATTAGTTTGGTTTTCCCCAACTTTTTGAGTAAAAAAATATAATGCTATTTCTTCTTTAGGTATATCTAAAACTTCTTTTTTTATAGATTCAAGTATTTCATCTTGACTAAATGCTGTTTTATTTTTTAATTTATTAGATACAGCTGTATCAGATAAATGTAAAGATTCAGCATAGTTTTTTAGACTACCTAATTTTTCGGTTATTCTTCCTCTTAATTTAGAATAATCATAATTTCTTCTCATACTTTTTGCACCTCCTCTTTGGTTTGGAATTTCCCAACCTAGTTTAATCTTACACCATCTTTTTTTATTAGTCAATAGAAAAATTTAGTTTTTCCCAACTTTTTTTATATTTTACACAATAGTTGTTGTTTTTTCCCAACTTTTTTTGTATAATTGATATGAGGAGTTGATAAGATGTTAGTTGACACATTTGCCAATCGTCTTAGCAAAATAATGTCTATAAGAAATATAAAACCTATAGACTTATCTAATAAGACTGGTATTGCAAAATCTCAAATCAGTCATTGGTTAGCTGGAACTTATAAGGCTAAACAAGACAGTTTAACTGTACTAGCGGAATTTTTTGATGTTGACGAAACTTGGTTAATGGGATTCGATGTACCTATGAAAAGTCAAAAAAAATCCTTATCCAAAGAAGAAGAGCAAGAATTACTTAAAGACTTTTTAACTCGTAAAGGCTTTTTAGATGAAAATGAAGAAATGAGTGAAAAAGATTTTAATAACTTGATCGAGTTTGCTAAAGCAAATAAAAATTTTATAATGAGAGATAAAGACAAATAATAAGAATATCCCTTATTGGAGATATTCTAAATAAAAGATATATAGTGTAATATCAACTTGTAATTTTTCTAATTCACTATATAAAGTTGTACTATTCACGCTTTACCCCCTCTCAGGGCTCTATTATAAAATTAACATTTGATTATATCAAAAAAATAAATATAAATTATAAAAAATGCCTAAAATGTAAGTTTTTAGGCGTGAATTGTCAAAAATAAATAAAAATATGCTAGTACAGGTATTTTTAGATAGATTTTGAAAGGAAGTGGAATAATGAAAGCAAGGACGAGTTGGAAAACTATAATACCTGATTGTTGCTTATTCATATTTGTAATAGGACTATTTACAATATGGAAAAAAATATTTACTATACTAACAACGAAATTAGAAGTAAATGATACATTAGTAATAGGAAAAACCGGTTTAATTCATACCGAAAAAATGGAATCTCCTATTAGTAAAGTGACATCAGTAAAAGTGGAACAAAACTTTTGGGGTAAAATATTCAACTATGGAGATATTTATATAAATACTCCAGCTGGACAATATGCTTATAGTTGTATAGCTGAACCAAATAAAATTAAAGATTATTTAATAAGTAAAATGAATTAAAAAAAAGACGCCTAGAGGTGCAACTCCAAGCGTTTAATGAAAACCCTAAGACTAGCAATCTTAAACAAAAATAACACAAGGCTATAATTGTAATGAGTTTTCTATTATATTATAGCACTTATTAGAAAATAAAACAATAAAGGAAGTGCTAAAATGTCAGTTTTTAAAGATAAAGAAAAGACTAAAGATGGTCGTCAATGGAGATTTAAAGTATATTATCACAATACCGAGGGAAAACTTGTTCCCTACACTTCTAAAAGGTTCTTATTAGAAAAAGAAGCAAAAGCAGAAGAAAGAGTATTTTTACTTAATAGAAATGCTCCTGTAAAGAAGAAGTTTGATGTTGTTGGTGATGACTATTTTAAAGACGCCGAAAAAAGAATAAGAGAATCTACTCTATTAACTTACTATTCACAATATAAAAATAATATATTGCCATATTTCAAAGATAAATATATAGATGAAATAAGCGTTATGGATATAGAAAATTGGAAAAATAAATTAATAGATAAGAAAATTAAAATATCTACTTGTAATCAATATTATGTCGTTTTTAAAGAGATTTTTAGTTTTGCCAACAGAAAATATGAACTCAATTATAATCCGGTTGCATTGTCAGGAAGATTTAAAAAAAGAAATGATGAAGTTGTTGAAACTAAAAATAAATTACGCTATATTGTTTATGAAGAATATTGTAAACTTATAAATGTAATACACGAGGATCTATATCATTGTTTCTTTTTAACTCTTTACTTTACAGGTATGAGAGAGGGAGAATTACAAGCTCTTACTTGGAATGATATAGACTTTAATAGAAAAGTAATTATTGTAAATAAAACCTTGTCAACAAATACGAAAATAGGTAGATATAAAATAACCGCTACAAAAAATTGTCTAAATAGAGAAATTACAATGTCTAAAATACTTTATAATGAATTAAAGAAATACAAAGAAATAGTTATGAAATATGAAGATTTTAGAGAAGATTGGTTTGTTTTTGGAAATGGTGATTTTCTATCAACCTATCAAATGAAAAAACACAAGGACAATTATTTTATTGAAGCTGGATTAGAAAAAAATATTATAACCATACACGAGTTTAGACATTCCCACGTTAGTTTATGTATTAACGAATATATAAAGTCAGGTCAAACTGATTCAACTAAATTCTTCTTAATGATGTCACAAAGAATGGGACATAGTTTAAGAGTAATGCAAGAAACATATATGCACCTATTCCCATCAGTTCAGGATAAAATTATTGATTTATTAGATAATTTATAAAATATTAGTACCTAAATTAGTACCTAAAAATTAGAAAAAGCCCATAAATAAAGGGAAAAGTAATGTTTTAATTTTTTTAGCATAAAATGAAGATTTACTGTTGAATTTAATTAAACTTATGGTATATTGCTAGTAGTGAGTGATATTTATCATATCACTAGAGAGAGTTATAGATAT